TGACCAAATTGAAATTGTGTTCCGTTGTTGTAGCTGGCGTAATCTGTGATAAATAATTTGCTCATGTTGTTTGTTTGTTTGATTGTTTGTATTTGTTTGATTGATTGTTATGCGTTGTTCTTGTTGTATTGATTGCGAAATTCCACTGCATCTTTTTTTGAACGAAATGCTTGCAATACTTCTTTGCCCAACATAACTGAGTAAGAAGGCCATGTGTACGTGTTTTTTGTTTTGATTGTTGCTTTCATGATAGTTTGTTTTTTATAGTTGCAAGCATGTTGTATGCTTCATTGGCGTTTACGTAGTTGTTTTCAAAACCTTGAAACTTCTCTGAAGAAAGATAGATCATAAAATCAGTAATCATTTCTCTTGTTTCTTCGTTCTGCTTTTGTTGCTCAGCTATTTGTTGCTGAATTTGTTTGATGTAGTTCATGTTGTTTGCGTTGTTTGTTTGTTTGATGAGGCAAATATACAACGACTTTTGATATCTGCAAACTTTTTTCAAAGTATTTTGAAAATAATTTATAACTATTTGATTTTCAGATTATTTATTTTGAACTTATACAGGGCTATCAAATCTTTGACTTCGGTTATGGTATAATGCACAGGAACGTGTTTAACTGAATCCAATTGGTTGAACCTATCAATACCTATCCTGTCAATCAATCCTTCCCTGTATGCCAGCAGATTGCCGCTTAAAGCCATGTTGCATTTCCTATTGCATTGTTTGTGTACGTTGTCTTCATTAAATCTCAGATTTGGATAAGATCCCACAGAAAAAAAATGGCCTGCTGCGTATTGCACATTGGCCTTTGTTCCACAACTGATGCATGGCAAATCTTTATCCCGGATGCGAATGTATGTATTGAACACACGCTGGCAGATTTGAATGTGATCTGATGTTGTCATGGTACGTGCTTTGGCCTGCTTCTTCCATTGCCTGTGTTCTTTTGCTCTGGCTTTCTTTGACCATGCAATAATGCAGGCAGGTTGTTCACAAGTTGCTTGCAGAGTTGAAAATCTTGGCAAGAATTTATCACCGCACACTTTGCATTTTTTCATTATATCATTGAATCAAATTACACTCCATTGTTCTGCCATCGCTTTTGCAATTCCGGGAAATGTTTTGCTGCGAATCGTGCTTCGTTCTTCTTTCGTTTTCGCTTCTAACAATGCCCGGTAAAACCACATTGGTTGAGATTTGATTTTTCCAGTTTTTTTGTGAATGTAATAATAACGTTCTTCCGGCTCTACGTGTGTGATTTTGTCGCTAAACAAATCAACTTCCTTCTGATGTTGAAGCGGTGGTAAATTCTTCAACCACAGGCATGTTGTTTTATGAAATCCATCACCAAAATAATATGGTTGAATTACCTGATCAAATGGGCGATATATCTTGCCCATGATCCCCATTGGATTCTCAATTGCAATTTTGTTAATTGGCGCATTTGCTATCCTTAAAAAGAAATCAATACCCTCTTGTTGCCTGCCATCCGCTATCTTTTTTTTGAAATGCATTGCACCACTCACAGCTAAATGTGTGCATGGTGGAAAGGCAATCATCATATCCCATCCCATTTCAATCACTTCAAAAACATCTTGTTGATAATGCCATTCTGGATGACCACCACTGCACGGCAAAATATCGCAACTAAACGCCTCGTGTCCTAGCCGGCGGAACTCTTTTGTGACTGCTTGACTTTCTTCACATGCGATTAAAATTTTCATTCTGCATCCTCCCTTACTAGTTCCGATACTTCAATCATTCTAGCTGACAAATAATCATTGACATCGAAAAACTCGTGATCATTGTATATCTTCAATTTAATGCCTGCAATATCCTTCGTTGGTAGTTTATCCCATTCAGATAACAATAGTTGGCCTAAGTCCTGTTTGCGTTCAAATTTGATTGGTTCATTTATTTCTTTGATGGATAGCTTGTCTGCTATTTCTTTTAACGATTGGTAAACTGCATCCGATTGTACAACTTCATAGATAGAGTTACTTTGTTCGGTATCTCGTTTGCGTGCAATGGCAGTATCGCGTTCTATCATGTACTTTCGCAGGAATCCAAAAATCATTGGTTGATCCAATCGGTTGTAAAACTCTCCGTATCTGCCATCCAATGCAAGGTTGAAGCACGTTTGAAAATCTTCCAATCGCATCATGTAGAATTCATTTGATTCAACAATTGATTCAGCACAATGAATCAGCTGGTTGTTGTTCATGTTACGATCCACATTCAGCAGGTGTGAAAACTTAGTCAACAATGCAAGCATCTTGGATGTAGTCATCATCTTGTCTTCCTTGCGTAGTCTGGCCAAACTCGGTGTGGTTAGATTGATATTTTGCTCTAAATTGCTCAAAGACTTCTGTTGGGTCGGCTTTTGCTCCTTTGGCAAGTTGGCCATTTGTTGATTTTCCATTGTTTGAATTTTGATTAAATTTATTTGCATTGTTCATCCAGTTGCGTGCTGCTGCTTGCCAATCCTTCATTGAGTTTTTTCCCACACGCCATCCATTTGCCGAATAGTAATTGAAAAATCCTTTTGATTCAGATTCGACTTTTGCATTTGGCCAAATGTTGCCAGCAGCCATGTTGCATGTTGCCATGAAATCATGGACTTGTTTCACATCAGGAATTTGAAATTTGTTTGCGCGATTGTCTTTGTCTTTTTCTTTATCCTTATCCTTGTCTTTATCCTTGTCTTTATCTTTAGCCCCTTGTAAGGGGCTTGTATGGGGCTTGTAAGCCCCTAGTCCGTACTTACTCAAAAGAGCAATCACTGACTGATGAACTCGGTTTGATTCATTCAAATTTCCATATTGAAATTCGATAAAGTCCGGGACAAAAAGTTTTGAATCTTGATCGAAAAAAACAAAGTGTTCGCCAAAATTTGATTTCATTGCTTCAATGGTGATCGGTGCGCCAACACGAATTGATGCCACATCTAAATCAACCTGCCATATTCCAGCATGATCGCAATCATCCAAGATATAAAGCCAAAGGAGTTTGTATGGGGCTTGCAAAGACCTTAATAGGGGCTTCTTCCATTTGTCTGTATCAGTAAATCGTTTTGCCATTTTTTGTGCATAAAAAAAACCATTCAGCCGTTCGTGGTTGCAGCACTACTAGGCGAATGGTTTTCAATAACTTCTTTGGCTGACCTGCAACGTCAGTGCTTGCAATAATACTGCAAAAAATGAATACAAATATAAATGTGAAAAACATGTTAAGCAATTATATCTCTGTTTTGTTTCATCAATTTCTTGCGATTGGCATTCCGGTTCATCAATGCTTCCATTCGTTTCTGGACTAAGTCGCATCCGTTTACCTGCAATGCCGTTGCAATTTGCGTTACACAATGCATCACTTCATCATTCATCATTTCAATTTCATTGTCTATTGCCTTGCGTGCATGAATGATTGTAGCGTGGTCATAGTTGCCAAAAACAAAATTGCTAATCTCAACCAATGTGTAACTGGTGCAGGTACGCAGCGCCCAAAAGAATGTTTGCCTTGCCCTGACGTGCTGCCTGTGCCTGCGCCCTGTTGCCCATTGCTGCATTGGCCCGTTGACAAGTTCGCATACATCACGAATGATGTTTAACTTTTTTTCATTGCCAATTAATTCTGCCAATAATTTGCTTTCAACAGGCTGCAAATGCTTGTCAACTTCATTGGACAAATAACTGCGATATTGATTGCCGACTTTGAACAACACTTGATCTTGTGTGCCTGTGCCAGATTGCACAGACACGATTCCAATTTTGATTGCAAGGTGTTCGCCTAACAAGTAGTGCTTGCTCATTTTTGTTTTCTTATTTGGTTTCTTAAATCAATCAATGACTGCACAACAAAGTACAAAGGTATTGTGATACAAAGTGCTTCAATTATCATCATTTGCTTACCTCCTTCAAAGTTTCAAGTTCGTTCTGCAATCGTTGTATCTGACTTTCAATCTCAGCAATACGTTGATTCACTGGCATATCATCCGCGTGGATGATCTTGACGGGGTGGGTGAAGATGGTGGGCAGCTTGTCACTACAAAAATATCGCCCATCATAGTCGTAACGGCATCCTTCATCATCGACTATTGGATAATTATCGAGGTGTTCATGTCTAACGATTTCGCGCACACTGCCACTCACGTGGTAAACCTTGTCACCAACTTTGGCATCCCTAAAATTTGAATTAACTGGTTTCATTTGTTTGTTTTGTTGTTGTTGTAATTTGTTTGATGTTGATGCCGGCATGCTTGCATATTCGTACCACTATGCCAAATGGCATCACGTCTGGATTCTTGTAGTATTTGCTAGCAGTATGCCTGTGTATCTTCATTCTTTTGGCGAACACCTGCATTGTGCCGTAATGCTCGTCAATGATGTCGCTAATTGGATGCTTCATATTTCTTTGTATTCACTTACTTGTTTCATCACTTTGTAACCTTGCGATTTCAGCAGTTCAATTGCTTCCTGAATTTTATTGATGTTCACATTTGTATCAATGCGCGCATCTAACTTCTTCCATCTACGTAGTGATAATTGTATTGCATGTTGCTGCAAGTATTTAACGTTATCGTGATTCGCAATCCATCTATTGTCATATTTGTTTTTACGCAATTTCTTGGTAAATTCATTTGATGTGAATTCATTCGGCATCTGTGCGAATGCTGCTTCAAGGATTTGTTCGTTTGTCATTTCCATTTTTTAATTGTTTGTTATTGTGTTATATAAATTTTCGTTCATCCATTTGCGGCATTCAGCCACACGATGGTAAATAGCATTGATGGCTTGTTCATCGCGTTCAATCTCGATAATATGCACACGTTCGTTGATTGGTATATCATCGTATTTGCCTAGTCTATCAATCTCATTGCAGGCTTGTTCAAAGTCTGCATTTTGATCATCAATCAATCCCATCTTCCAATGTAACTTTCGCTTTTCATCGTTGAGAATTGTATCTGGTGTATCAACAAGGCAGTATGCAAGTTTCGCATTCTTAGCACCTGTCAATGCCATGTATCCCATTAGCTGCCAGTAATACAACTTCTTGATGCCTTTTCCGATTACAGCATGGAATGTGAATATATCCCATGAAGATTTGATATCAATAATTGTATCAGCATCGTGTATTGAATTGCCATTAAACAAGTCAGGTGTGCCTGCAATAAATTCATTGCTGATCCGATCTTCATTCTTAGCATGATACAACTTTGTGAATCTGGAATAAAGTGTGATGGCATCTTCTTCGACTTGCAATCCTTTTTCCATGTACTTAGTCGTGACTACCTTGCGACGATTGTATTTGTGATCAATGTACACCTCCAATAGGTGTGCTTTTGCCGTTTCACTGATTGGTTCTGACTTGCTGCGTGCTTCGGTCATGATGCTGCCAAGTGACGAACATCTAAATAATAAATTGTCTGCGTTCATAATTTTAGTTTATTTGAAATGAATCTAATTTGTCTACGGCATCCGCGTTGATGCGGTCTGCTAATTCTGGTGATAATGATTTCAAAAGTGCATGGACTTCTTCTGGTGTGCTGCAATCCTTCAACATCAAGATGGCACGTTCTTCTTCTTTGTCTACATCCACACCGGGCGAATCAACATATTCAATTTCCATCGTTTCTGCATCTTTGATCACCGCTTGATCCGCAACGATGGCAGTTTGCATCTCAATTGATAACATGCCATAGGTTGACAACATTGCTTTGATGATGGTTTTTAATGCCATCTTATCAAAGTCGGTTGCCCAAGGTCCATTGTTTACTGACTTGCTGAAACGTGTGGCATGTTTGCGTACTTCATCAATACGCCAGTATGTAAACTTCTCAAATCCATTGTTCATCCTGAAGAAGGCTGCATACCCAACGATGACGCCATTGCCTAATATGGTCATGTCAGCATCAAAATCTTCTGTTAATGCATTCCATGACTTGAATTGATTTTCATGCACAGGTACTGCATTGATTCGTTGATATTGACCTGTTCGCATGGCAAGTTCAATGAATCCTTTGTAACCTAATTGGAATTGAGCAGCACCTTTATAAGGCACGATCCAAGCCTTGCCAAGAGAATTGTTCAATGGCAGGTCTAAAACGGCAGCAGTGGCTGCTGCATTGTAAATACTGCCAGCGTCTGCATTGGCCAGCAACTTATTGTTGCTGACAATTTGTAAAACTGATGTGATGAATTGTGGTGCGCGTTTGCCAAGCAGTTCTTGAAACTTCTTTTGCACGCTTGGCTGCTGGAAAAAATCCTTTGTTGTAATTTGTGTTGACATTTGATTGTTGATTAAGTGTTAATACCAGATTGATTTGGTTCGCATGGTAAATTCTTCAGTAAGTTGTGATTCATTGCCTGTGCTGTTTATACGCACTATTGAACCTTTGAATGTAATTTCATACGTGCCAAATGGATTCCTGCGAATAACAGGTCTGAATTTGATTGAATTTAAGCCTAAATTGATGTAGATAGGTGATGGATCAGCGATAATGGCTTTGAGATCTTCGTTGCCTAGCAAATTAAGGTACACAATCATGTGTTCATTGGTGGCAATGACTTCACCAGAAGTTGGTCTACGCATAACCAATTTTGGATGGAATTGACTATGGATATAATTGATCCAATTATTGTAGCCAGATTGCGGATGCGCCACAATGGTTGACTGAATTTTCGGATTAGAAGCCATAATCACCTCCTTCTTCGCTATGGTCATTAACCATGTCATTCATTAGTTTGATTCCTTTCAGTGCAAACTTTAGTGCAGCCACATCTTTGATAAATGCGTTATAGCTGAGCGTAAGCGTCCATGAATCTTCACCTGCCTCAATTTTTTGTCTACAATAATCGACCATGCCAGATGCATTCTTTAACATAGTTTGCAGGTGTGCCTGTTTTTCTTGATTTGTCATTTGATTTGAATTTTAATGTATGTTTGTTCTGTTGATTTGGCAAATATAGAACTAAATTTTGAAAAGTATACGATCATATACATATTTATTAAAAATAGTTTGCAACTAATTGAAAATGAAATAGAAAAAAATTACAATAGTTGGCGCAAAACAATACAAAATGCAACGAAAAACAAAGACCGCGCAGATAGTTTGTTGCATCAATTGCTGTTGGTCATACTAGAGCGCCGGGATAAATTCCAGCCAATGGTGGATCGTGGTGAATTATCTACGTATGTGGTGTATGTGTTACTGAAACAGAGCAAAGGCAAGGCAGAGCGATTGCATTCAATGGACTTGCTGCCAGTGCATGAAGCAGACGATGAAGTTGACATGGCACGATTGATTGATTATGAATACGTTGATATGATGACTAGGCGATTGAACCAACTAGATCAGCAATTGATTCGCGCACGTGCAATGGGCATTGGATATGAAGAAATCGAAAACGTGACAGGCATCAGTAATTTGGCTGCAAGGTTGCGTGTAAGCAGAGCCATAAAGAAATTGAATAAACAATTGTATAATAAATGAGCGTTCCAAGCGAGGTAAAAAATGAACGGATGGCAATTTGCCGCAAATGCAAATTCTTTGTTGAATCCACCGGTAGTTGTGGCACTTTGATTTTGGCAAACTTTAATAGGCCAAAGGAGGATTATGACGTGGTGCAGGAGCAAAACGAAGTCCGGTACTATCGTAAGAAAGTGAAGTTGTGTGGATGCAAGATGGAATGGAAAACTAAATTCAGTTGGGCATCTTGCCCGGCAGATAAATGGTTTGCTTATGGCATTAGTCACGAAGAACTGGTGCGTATCAAAGAATTGTTGCAGCAATACCAGCACAAATCATCATTAACCTACCTAGAGGCCAAACCATTGTACATGTATGCGTCAAAGGTGGCAGGTAAAAACATTGATCAAACAAGTTGCAGCGATTGCCTGCAGCGCATCATCATTGATTTGAAAAATGCCACACAAGACATTCAAATTTGAAACAATTAAAATCAATATAAATGAAAACACACATCAAAATTGTTGATTCAGTCAACAGACCATTCAGAAAAGAAGGATCAGCCCGTAAGGTCAAAGGCTATCGTGTACAACTGATTGCAGGCAATGGTGAAATGCTGCAACATTCAGAGCAATTAGAATCGGTAGCAGCCGTAAAAAAACACATTGAAGCATTAGGTAAGGTGTTTGCCCTAACACATTCGGGCGCACTTTATACAATGGTAAAAATAAAAGATGCAACTGCTGCCAAAATTTGGACATATTTGTAATGAAAAATGCGATTTGCCCACCGATGAAACACTAATAAAATAAGGAAAATATGAAAATCGAACACGTTAAATTATCTGCTATAAAAAGCAACCCGAACAATCCGAGGTTGATTAAGGATGACAAATTCAAAAAGTTGGTGCAATCCATCAAGGACTTTCCAAAGATGCTAGAATTGCGTCCGATAGTAGTCAATGATGACATGGTTGTCTTAGGTGGCAACATGCGATTGAAGGCATGCAAGGAAGTTGGATTAAAAGAAGTTCCAATAATCAAGGCCAGCGAATTGACTGACGATCAGCAGCGCGAATTTATAGTCAAGGATAACGTTGGATATGGTGAATGGGATTGGAGCATGCTGGCAAACGAATGGGATGAAATTGAATTAGGTGATTGGGGTTTGGACGTCTGGCAGCAAGCATCGGCTGTTGATTACTCAATACTAGATGATGAAGATGTGCAAGATCAGTTAGACGATATGGCTGGAGGCGTAAAAAAGGCTATTCAGATTGAATTTGAATCAGAACATTATGAAGAAGCCTTTGCACTTGTGAAGTTTTGGAGAGATAAAGGTGGCTATGTTGGCGGTATGATCATGGAATATTTGAAATCAGAAAAGGAAAAAATATGAAATTGAATCAAGGACAAATTAAAGGCATCAAATTTTATTATCGTGATGGAATGTCAGATAAAAAAACATTTGATGAAGTCTTAGGCAACGAAGTTTATTTGAAAAAAAACATGACAATTCAAGCAGGTGAAACTTGGATGGATTGTGGCGGCAATGTTGGAGCGTTTACGTTATTAGCGTGTGCGAAAGGCGCAAAGGTTACAGTGTATGAACCTGATCCATTCAATTGCGAAATGATAAGGAAAAACCTTGATCTAAATGGATTTCAGGCAACAATAAAACAGGCCGCCTTAGTACATAACGACACCAAGGATATAATGTTATTCATTGGCAATAATGGAAACGTATGGAGAAATTCGATAGTAAAAAAGTGGAATAACAAAGGCATAAAAGTTCCTTGTCTAAATTTTGATTCTGAGGCTGAAAATTTCGATTGCTGCAAGATGGATATCGAAGGCGCTGAAATGTTGATTCTAGAAAATACCACCAAGGTATTCAAGAAGTTAGTTTATGAATGGAGTTTTGACATTGATGGTAGCCTGATTAGGTTTTGGAATATAATCGAAAAGCAGAAAAAACAATATTCAGATTTGAAAGATATTGGCAATACCGGCAAGTTCAAAACTAGAGATTATGATACGTGGCAGAAATCTTGGTTTCCTGCTTGTACAAACGTTTTCGCTTATAATAAATAAACCATGAAAAGAATAGATTTGATTGAAGTAAACCATAATCGGAAGATTGGTGAAACTTGTGAATTTATCGAGCCAAATGTGACAGAGGACTGCATCTTTTACGTAGATGGTGAACCGATTGGATTCTATCTCACCAAGATGCCAGATAAAATGTGTAAACTGGCAGACTTAGCAAATGCAGAATTGAATAGCAAAAGAGTTCCAAAAACAACCATGACTAGGCAAATACCGGATGGTAAAAATGAGAACGGAACGTATAGGTATAAAAATGTTGTCGAGCAATATAGCGTGATACTTGGCAGCGTACCACCAAAACCGCATATGAGAAGAAATTACGCAACCCTGTCAAGCGTTCATAGTGTAAAATCATCTCAAACTTTTATAAAAGCCATGTTGCTGTTGGCAAAAGAAAGTGAATTACTTATAAAAGATTTGCTGCCAAAACAATACGAAAATCAAATTCAATTATTTCAAGACGTTCCTGAAAAATGGAAGTTTGGAAAACTATTCACAAGTTCAATTTCAAATTACAATATTTCAGCTCCGTTCCATCGTGATACTGGTAATATAGTTGGAGCGGTCAACGTTATTATTTGCAAAAAATTTAATTCAAAAGGTGGTGATTTGCACGTGCCTGACTACAACGCCACGATAGGCCAGCAAGATAATTCAATACTCGTTTATCCTGCGTGGAGGAATGTCCATGGCGTGACGCCCATTGTACCAACGCATGAAGGTGGCTACAGAAATTCACTGATTTTTTATCCATTAAAGGCATTCAAAGGTTTATAAACAAATCAACAAAATGACACAACAGAATCCGACACGTAAAAAAGCCCTTCTGGAGGCACTGGAAAAAAATCTTGGAATCGTTACCACCGCGTGCAAATCAGTAGGCATAAACAGAAGCACGCACTATGAATGGTATAAGACAGATCAGGAGTACAAAGATGCGGTTGATAGCATTGCAGATATAACGCTTGATTTTGCCGAATCACAATTGCATCAGCAAATCAAAAATGGCGAAGTATCATCAACTATTTTCTTCTTAAAAACCAAAGGAAAAAAACGTGGTTATGTAGAGCGTCAAGAAATCACCGGTGCTGATGGTAATCCATTTCAAATCGTAATCCCAAAAGAAGTATGATAAAGTATTTCAAACGCAAACGCGTACAAACCAAAACCGATGGCAACTTATCAATACCCATTGATTTCACTGCAATTACACTTGGACAATACATCAGATGGAATACATCAAAGAATGCAGTGGATAAATGCGCTGCCGCTCTTGATTGCAGTGAGCAACAGGTGCGCAAATTAAATCCTGAATCCATCCAACGTATTGTAACTGCATTTGATCAGTTAATCCAAAATGAAACGCAATTGCACTTGAAATTTGTTGACTTAAATGGCACACGTTATGGATTCATTCCAGACATGGATATGATGTCTGCTGATGAATGGATTGATCTTGATGAATTTTGCAAAATGGTTTATGATCCATCCAAACCACAGATTGAAAAACTAACTTGCATCATGGCAGTGCTATACAGGCCCGTCAAAACAAAGTTAGGCAACAGGTACACCATTGCCACCTATACAGGTGAAGAACAATATGCAAATGCTGCTGATATTAACAAATTATCAATGTCTGTTGTCAATGCTGCACTGCTTTTTTTTTCGACTTTCGAAATCGCATTATTGGAGAATTTCCTAGAATCCATGATGGAACTTCAGCAGGAGAAGGAGATGATATTGAAACATTTGCAACAATAAATCTTAACAAATGGGGATGGTTTCATCTGATCGAAATGATGGC